ATGAGCATGCCGGAGCAATCCGGCGATTCATTCGACTTTTGTGTGCTTTTTCGTGTCTATTTTACCGGGAAGGGGGCACTCTGGTAACCGCAACATAGAACAGCTTGCGCTCATCCTCCAGATCGCCGTCAAAGCGGCTTGAGCCTGTGATCCAGTTACGCTGAATGATATGCCAGATATTCTTGCCGCCTACTTTCTGCGCCGGGAAGAAGTTCTTGTTCAGTCCCGGAATGAAAACAGCTGCATATTCCAGCCCCTTTGACTGGTGTACGGTCATGATAGAGACCGCATCCGGCTTCGTATATGAATTGGTGAGATAGCCCTCCGGATAGTAGTCTCCGGCGGTATATTTCAGGAAAGCGCAGAAGCCATACAGCTTCGACTTCGGTTTCAGTGTAAAGTTGATGACTTCATAGTCACCGATCACTTGACTGAACTTGCCAAGATTGTACAGGATGATTTCCGTTTCTGGTCTGCCATCCTCTACAAGAGAGATGCCCTTGAGGAAACCCTGATAAATCTGCTGTAGATTTAGGTCAGGATAATACTTCATCTTTGAAACATCTATTGTCATGAGCTGTTGCAGGCAGTCTGCCAACTCTTTTTTGTTCAGCGGGTAGTCAACCGCAAGCCAGCGTTTGAACAATTCCGTGGAGTCAATGTCACCATTCAGGTATTCAAAGATTCCCTTCGCCGCCTTACATTCCGTGGTCAGTAGCAGTTCATTCATGCCCTCTATGATGAACGGGATGCCATGATCCTCGAACACTGCTGCAATTTCCGGTCCGATCTTACGTTTGCGTAGAAGTATAGCAATCTCCGAATATGGGATTCCGATGCCATGCAGCTTCTCAATGTTCTGGGCGATGAATTCATATTCATCATCCGGCAGCGTGACCTCTTTGAAAACAATATCACCGTCATCATACACAGTTGAACAGCCGGATTGCATTACTTTCGGCAGTCGTCTCGAATTATTCACGATGACGTTTTTGGCAACACTGACAATGCCTCTGGTACTGCGGTAGTCGGTATCAAGAACAATGTACTTTTTGATGTTGTACCGCTGCATGAAGGTAAGGATGTTATTGGAATCACTGCCTCGGAATTGGTAGATGGTTTGATCGTCATCACCAACCACGCAGAGGTTTGCCCCCAGCTCTTTCAGGAGTGATACGAGGCGTTCCTGTACAGGATTAGTATCCTGATACTCATCGACCGTCAGGTACTTCACCTTTTCGGCGACGATACCACGGAAAACCAGATTGCTTTCAAGCTGCTGTACCATTTCACGGAGAATCAGCGAGTAGTCGAAATAACGCTCGGCATACAGCTTCTTCTGATATTTCTCGAAAGCAGCCTGCACTTCAGCACTCCACTTGTGCGAATCATACCAGTTCTCGTTGAGCAGGCTCATGACACGAATAAAGAGGTCGGTTTCTATGTATTTCTGCATATTGAGGTCAACCATGCCGATTTCTTCATAGTAACGCTCAACAAACAGCTTTGTGTGTACTTCGTCAAGCACAGCGAACGACTGAAATTCCGGTAAGAATTCCTTTAGCATATTCAGGCAAAAGCCGTGGATCGTTCCGATGTACATACTGGCGAAGCCTTGCGTATTGCCGAGAACAGTCTGTCCCATAGAGTAAATTCGGCTCTTCAGCTCCTCAGCAGCTTTCTTAGTAAATGTAAAAGCCACGATGTTTTCGGGTGCAACATCCGGCTTGTTTTTTAGGATATTAACGATTCTGCGGGTAACAACACCCGTCTTTCCAGCACCAGCACACGCTATGATCTCGACATCGTCATCGATAGCGTTCACTGCCTCAATTTGTTGTGGTGAGAGGTTTTGAGTAAGCATAGCGTCCTCCTTTGCTGCAATATATTATACAGATTTTATTATACCACAAAACGCTACAAATTTCAAGATGCTTTTTGAACATTGTGCAGATTTTTTTGTCTAACATATTGAATGAAGTGTACAATTGTGCTATAATATTACTGAGCATTTTGTAGTAAGGAGTAGTAATGATGGGAAAATATGATATCGGTGCAGTGCTCTCGGAAGATTGTAAACTTACTTATGTCGATCTGGTTGTCGAATTGATAAAGGAATATCCAATTAATGATTGCGACGAAGGGCAGAAGGACGAATATCCTACGCCTGATCAAATTTTGCTATATAGAAGCAAGTTGAAAAACAGTAACGAATCTGGTCTAATTGATAAGCTAAAACGATGTCTTGATTATGATGTTGAGAAAATAGCAAGAAAGTCATCCCAAGAGCAATTTGCTATGTTCAAGCTATTGAAATTGCTTTTTTCAATTGAAAAAGACGGAGAACCGAAATACAAGCATGGTAAAAACACCAGAACAACTATTATTGATGTAATTGCAAAGCCAAGGATGTCAAACATAATAACATATCTTTCTGATGATAGTGAATATGGTGATATATTCAATTCGCTTTTAGTAAAAATACACGATGAAGTAGACGATGCAGAAGAAAGGCAAAATACCCTTGACGGCATAGATGATTTTTGGCAAAGCGTTCTCGAAAAGCATTATGATTATGTAAGCTCAAATATGGCTCTACGGTATCCGGAATGGGCGATGGCGGAGCTGAAGAGGATCAATAGTGTCCTTAAAGAGAAAATCTTGGATAAATTAGGTGGTATTTCCCCAGCTTCTCTATCCAAACCAGAAGGCATAATGAAGTCGTTTTACACTCTATTGCTTCTTCATGAAAAGCTATGCTACGATTATGATCGTATTACTATCAATTATAACACTATTTTGGAAAACTGTCCAAGTAAAGAATATGTGGAAATGTTTATAAAATATGAGGACGTAAATGTTGATTTAGAAACCGTGCGGCTCATCCAAAAAAGCTTTGAGGGTGAATGCGACAACGATATGGTCTTAGAAATAAGAAAGCTTCTCTCGTATTTAGATGATATCCCTAAAGAAGATTATACTCATTATAAATATGCGTTTAAAATGCTACCTCTCGTGGCTTCATGGCTAAAAAAGCAAAAGCACGGATTTGATTTTACAAACGGATACCCTGCATCGGTGCTTGCTACTATAATCCAAGAAATCGTTTGTATTAAAAAGAACCCATCAAGATATGCAATCAGAAATGATTTTGTAGGGTACACAAGAAATAAAATTACGTTATTCTCTGCTCTCAAAAACGCAGAATATTCCGATTCTATCCTGATATACGCATGGATAGCAAGACTTGAAAACAGATATAATCTTAATCTTGGGGCAAGTGATTTAATCAAAGAAAAACGGCAGGCAGAAATATACATCTTCGAGATTAAGAAAATCCTTTATGAATACAGAAATATGGAGGACATTAAATGTGCCAATAAACTAATTGCAAAATTTGTTGCTACTGCAACTATCAGCCGAAAATATGCTTATCAGATAGAGCAACAATTCACAGACATACTCAGATATTATCTTGCTCAAAAAGGAATTCAGCTAAACGCAGTAACCACAAGAACGCTTAACATTCTGGATCTATTCAGATGCTTTGTGTACTGTGAAGATAAAGATGCAGAGCTACAGGAATGTGCCAGACAGCTTGCTAATTCAATCATCAGCATTAAGGAATATGCACAGCCTCCGCATTGGAATCAAATAAATGAGGAAATTGTGATTCACTATAACAAAAAAGAAACAAGAGCCTTTTTTGTAATATGCGCATTTTCCCGAAGAGAAAAGCATCTACTTTATCTTCAGTGTGCTGGTATTGAGCCATACGATTTCACAGAGAAATGCATAAAATTGGGACTCAATAGGTTTGTTATAACAGAAAAAGAGGAATTACTCTAATTCGAGAGGAATTACACACTGACTTAGAAAAGAAAAAACAGTATAATGAGGTTGTTGGATTTCAAATCCGACGACCTCATTTTTCTTTTAGGAGGGATCGATATGATCGATTTTCTTGATTATCCATTCGTACCACAAATGCCCTATGGCATTACGTCCGCTGATCAATACCAGCGTATGATGTGGGAAACCAAGTAGCAGATCCAACTCGGACTGCAGGCGCAATGCGCGTCTACCGGTTATCCGATTGAGATGCTGTGGGGCGGCGCACACACAAATGCAGTTCTCGCAGCAATCGGAGGCGGCGCAGTTAATGCAGGGGGAAGTGGAGTCTACGGAGGACTTCAAATTCTCTTGCAATACGCATGGGCGGCTGGAGCGTTCTACGAGTCTCAACGCAGACTTGGCGCACAGTGGTGGTAACAAAGGTGCGGCGGTCAAGGTTTTATCGCCTTTGACCGCCGCATTTCTACTATTATTTGCCTGTATCGCGAATGCTCAGAAGGAAGCCATATCGACCGATATCATCCTTCGTGAATGGAATGAGATGCGCGGCTTCGTAATCAACATTTGAAGGTAGCTCGTTTTCAACGATAATGACCTGATTCTCCCCACAGTGCGTGATGATGTATCTGAACAGAGACTCTTTCATTCCGGGAGTTGCGAGTTCATCCTCATCAACCTTTCCTTTTTCCTTTAAAGACAGAATGGGAGAGTCGAGGAACAGCATATGAAGCGAATGTTTACCATTGCTCTCGAGCAGCTTCATTAGGTTAAAGAGCATGATTGTGTTCAAAAAAGCGCGATAGCCTTTACCCTCATTTTCTTTCGCTTTTTCGTTCACAACCGCATCCAGCGTATCCTTGTCTATTCGGGCTGTAGGATTATTAGGATAACCGCACGCTCTCACCATTTCTTGGAACGCTTTGTTCAGTGCTTCCCAGAGACTGATCGGGAATTTTTGCATAGGATCAATGTCCGTCACCTTCTCCTCTGTTTCCAGAGACTTCGCAGTTATCTCATCATTATATTCCTGCGTGATGAAATCATAAGTAAAGAGCCTTTGCTGTAGAAGTAACCAATTCTGATATGACTCCTTAGTGACAGTCAGCTTTGCAGCTCTCGGCTGTAACCGCTTCTCAATAAGCTCCTTGAGCTGCTGATACTGGCTGTTAAGCTCTGCCGCTGTTTTCTCCAGCTCCTGTATTTCTGCATCAGTGTCCTTTTCCGCCAATTCCAGATCCTGTACTTGTGCTTTTACCCGTTCCAGTTCAATACTGATCGCCTCAGAATACAAGACCTGCTCCTTCTGCGGCAAGTCAATATCATGATTACAGAACGGACATTTTGCGGCACGTTGTACCTTTCCACGCTTTGACTCCCCGTCAGCAATAAACCGCAGCCGTTTTATATCGGAGTCGTACTGCGTGTGGAGAATGCAGAAACGATCTCGCCGCAGGCGCATTTCTTCCAGTCGAGGCGTGATCTCAAAAATCTGTTCCAGTATCCGACGACATTTTTCGTTCGCCTCTGTAATGGCACTTTCAATTTCAGCGATTTCATCGAGTATGCCCTGAAGCTTGCTCTCTATATCTTCATCGCCAATCTGTTCTTTCATTTTTTGTAATTCAGTACGCTGATCGGTGTACTCCTCAAGTTTGCTCTTTAGGTAAGAGATAACCCCCGCCTTTTTTATTTTTCTCACTTCAAGCTCTTTCTCTGATTCCGCTGGGACATCTTGGGCGAAGTCCTGTGCCTCAAAGAGATAGATAAGTGACATGAGCACTGCGACAGGTTTGGTAAAAGTGTGATTGGGGTAGAATACCGTGTCCTTTTTGAAAATATTGTCCTCATCCAGATAGAAAAACTGAAAAATAGTCCGGAGCGAAAGAGCATTTGTTTCACGCTTCTTTGTACTAATAATCTGAGGCGTTTTCGTTATGCCCAGAAGGAACAAGAGGAAATGCGAATATGGTCTTGCGTTCTTCTTCTCACTTTCAACATAATAATCGCCGACCGGAAACTCAGGTACGTCTGAATATGTAAATTCTATTGTATTGCTGCCTACCTCTTTCTTTTTTCCTCGTCCTTCAACGATCTTTCTCTTGCAGCATACACGTTTCCCATCGTCTGATGCAAATGTGATTGCAACTACATCATAGTTGGTGTCTGCTTTAGAAAAAGGAGTAACCTTGCCACCAAACATGAAGTTTAGGCAGCCGAGAATGTATGATTTTCCAGTATTTGACGGTCCGTGTACAATGTTCACGCCGCCCTCAAATTCAATTTTGGATACTGCGACATTTTGAGTGCTTCCCGAAACGGTGATGTCTTTTACAAAGAACCTGCTCATTGTTCCGTCCCCCTCAGTGATACGGCAGCCATTTTGTTGATTCCAGCTATCAGTGTTCGCTCAGATTTTCTGCCGATATACTTAATCACGTTAACCGCCGTTGTACGATATTCCTTTGCGTAATCGCTATCAAGCGATCTGCTCAACTTTTCTCCTTCAGCGGTTAGCTGATACACAATACCGGAGGTTGTCGAAATGGGCTTTGCATATCCGTTAAAGGTCAGTTCTTTCAGAACCTTATGCACCAGTGCACGTCTTGATATAAACTCGCTGAATTTATACATATTCTCGCCATTAAGGTTCTGGTCGGCAATTCCGAAGGTATGACCATAGGTTACCATAAAATCGGCAGCGTAGATCATGTCGGCATTCTGTGGCTTTTGGAACGTATCGATCAAAAGAATAAGGCGCAGTTCGTTTTCAAATTCGCTATTAAATATCCGTAGCACAATTACACCCACCCACTAAGTTTTTGTCTGTTCACAAGGATGTGACAAGCACCCTTTTTTTCATGGTTACCTACCCAAAGAGTTTCACGGCTAATTACGCACTTTTCTGTGGTTGTTTGCGATGCTGCTGTTAGCACTGCTCCCAGACGAGCATAGCCGGAAGGATAATCAGCTTCATATGTGTCTATCACACCTGTCAGAACCTCATCTAAAAAGGTGTTAAAGTACTCCTCGCCGTCATCGCTGTAAATATCCCGTGTTCCTCTGCGCAGCATTTCTGCATCGTAATAATCATCGCGCTGTCTCTTGAGATGTTCAATTAGTTTAGGATGAGACGGAAGACTGTCGAGTGTTAAATCCGGTTCGCCTGTCTTTTCACGGTAAACATCAAGAAGAGCATTAACGTATCTACGCTCTGTTTCGACAATATTCTCCGGAGCAGGCACTTTGGGTAATGGCTGCTTTTTGCTTTCACCCGTTAGTGGCTCAGCGATAGGCGATTCTTTTGCCTGAGCTGTAGCCAGCACGAAACTATTATCAAAGGTTAGTGTGCGGCTAAATGCCTCACCCATATGACCTTGATAATAGCGTCTGTCATGATCGACATCTACCTTTGGGCACCACGCATTATATGTATCTTGTCCTATGGTATTGTCCTTAGTCTCAGTAAGCGTATAGAGCAGAACCCCCAAGAGAAACGAAGGGGTATTCACGACGATCATCTCTGACATATCGCGCTTTGAGATAGTTTTTCCGTCTGGGCATACACGAAACAAGTGTTCCAAATGGATGTCCTGATCCTGCTCGATAAGTTCCAGCAGAGCAATCACGAGTTTTTGTTCTTTCTTGCGAGGCGTATCAAGGAATTTTGAAATGAACGCCGCCATTTCCTGAACACAGGTGCTTAAGTTTGAATTCATCCTATCAGTCAGTGCCTTACCAATTTCCCCTTTTGCCGTTTTTAGTTTTCGGCTCGTTTTGCCTTTACACTGTTTGAAGCGTAGGGCATCATCGGGCGATAATTCCGGAAGGCTTGGGATTGCTATGCGCAGAAGACTGGTAAGCAAGTTTTCATCAGTTATCAAGTTTTCTGCGCCAGTAAACAGTTCGCCGTTAGTCGGCTTTTGCAATGCCGCGTCAACGATAAGCGTAAAAAGCGTACCTCCACATAATCTGAAATAATCCATATCATCCATGCCTTTCCTGATTTGCGACTAATTCGACTGAAAACCATCTTGACTTGCGACTGATTCGACTCCTTAATAGAATCAGAGCCGTTTGGAACATTCTGCCTCTAATTATAGCACAGTTCATTCAATGTTTCAAGTGCAAAAGTGTATATTTTCACAACAAAGGAGCGCAAATAATGGCAATCACAGGAAACACAGTCGAAGAAAAAATGGCGGTCAATCTGCTTGCTGCCGTCAGCACCTACCACTCCCCGGAAATCGCCACTTCCGTGGTTGACCACTATGGCGATTTTCGTTGTATGAGCCGCTGGGAGCAGGAAGAAATGATCGATGATCTCATCAGCAAAATGAACGATTTGGACTGACCGTTTGCTAAAACCGCAGAAAGTGTCCTATTGTATGTGAGGGCAGTTTCGACAAAAGCAGCCCATCGTTCAGCGCCGCTGGTTTTCTCCGGTGGTTATATAAGAACACCTGTCCCGGACAAGACGTTAAACTGTCTGCTGCTGCATACTGCGCCGAGTGATCAACGGTGGCTCAACGGTCTGTGGCAGGACAAGTTAATATGCACGGCTGTCATTTGAGCTGACGGCTGCAATCCTGAATGGAGTAATCCATCTGGAATGCGGTCTGATTCGTCATGCCCATCTGCCAGTAGAGATTCCTCCATTCGCAAGTCAAATGGAGGAATTTTTATGTCAAAACAGTTTTACCTGCCAATGCGTGATGCCAATGATCCGCACAAAGTTACCCTGATTCCTGTTTCCGAGGATGTCTATGCAAATATCACACCGGAAACAAACCGTATCCGCAGCCGCCGCCAGTATCATGGACAGTGCTGCTGCCCGAAGCAGTACCTTTGGAAATGTGACGGAGACTGTGACGTCTGCGAGTATCGTGCTGCCGGGGACAACCTTTCCCTCGATTATGAGACGGAAATGCACGGCGACACCTTCGCAGATACATCTGATACCGAAGAAATCGTCACCGACCAGATCCTGATGCGCCAGCTTCTCGAACGACTGAAAGAACTGATGCCCGAAGCCATCACAGTCGGTCAGATGAGCCTTGATGAAGATATGTCCGAGAGAAAGTGTCTGGAACAGCTCAATCTGAAGCGCAGCACCTATCGTTCGCAGCTTGAAAAGGTGCGGAGACAGCTTGAATCCGAGTTCGGAATATTTTTCTGAAAAAGTTTCGTCCAAAACGCCCTTGATCCTGTAGTGGGTTATGAAGGGAGGTGAACGACACATGAACAGGAAAAACCAAGAACTGATCGACACCCTGATGGCAATCTCTGTGGTGTCAAAGCGACTCGCAAAAAATCTGGCAAAGGAGGACAAGCATAATGGATCCGATGATGGAACTGGTAAACGCCCTGAATGCACTTACTGCTGCATTACAGAAATTCACGTCGCAGACAACTAACGCCTATCTCGACACCTTCGAGGAGATCTACAATCCCGAAAAGGACGAGCCGCAGGCAGCAGAAGCACCGAAGGAACAGCCGACGCCGAAGGACGAGCCTGTCACCTTCGTGCAGCTCCGCAGCCGCCTGTCGGAGATCAGCCGTGCGGGACACACGCAGGAGGTCAAGGAACTGATCGCCAAGTACAATGCAGACAAGCTCTCGGATATTGCAGAAGCGGACTACGCTGCGGTGCTGGCAGAAGCGGAGGGATTAGTATGAGCGGTCATGCACTTCTCTCTCCGTCCAGCAGCGAACGCTGGATCAATTGCCCGCCCTCCGCAAAGGAGAACGCGGGCGGTGATACTGGCAGCAGCTACGCCCAGCAGGGCAGCGAAGCCCACCTTATGGCGGAATGGAAAGTCAAAAAGGCTCTCGGTCACAAGGTGCGTGATCCTACTCCGGATCTGGAATTCTACGATGAGGAGATGGAGGAATGCACCGACGCTTACTGCGAATTCGTCATGGAGCAGGTGCAGACGGCGAAGGAAACCTGCCCCGATCCGCTGGTGCTGGTGGAACAGAAGCTTGACTTCACACGCTGGGTGGCTGAGAGCTTCGGCACTGCTGACTGTATTATTGTAGCCGACGGCACGATGACCGTCATCGACTTCAAATACGGTCTCGGCGTACTTGTCGATGCCGATGGCAACAGCCAGATGCGGATGTATGCGCTCGGTGCATTGCACCTTTTCGAGAGCCTGTATGACATCCAGACCGTCCGCATGATTATCTTCCAGCCCCGCCGGGACAACATCAGCACGGCGGAGGTTACGAAGGAGGAACTGCTCGGCTGGGCGGAGGAA